AAGGGGAACTATATATTTCTGCCATATTATCTTGTCCTTCCTTTCCTAATATGCAAACTCGCTTTCGCCAGTCATGGCAACGTGTTCATTATTTCTCTGCACAACGTTGTCATATACAACCTTGCCATCAAGATTGATTGTGATATGTGAATCACCATCGCCACCACGTCTGTCACGCATAGCTTCCAACACCGCTTGCTTAATACCTTCGATAATCTGCATGTTGTTTACAACCGCATTCTTATTTCCGATATTACCTACAAGTTCTGGTCCTGATTCTCGTGCTACGAACATCTGCCCCATATCTGGGAAACCACCCTTTTCGTACCACTCAACGTTTATCTTTGGTAAGCCGTTTTGTATCCATGTTAGTGGGTTGGCACTACCGCTAATTGAGAAGTGTGGTAGTGGAATGTAAGGGAATGAAATGCTAGGGAATGTAAGTTTTGTGTAATTGAACTTACTTTCAATTGCACTCAAACTTGTGTCAGCCTTGTACTTCATACCGGTCAAGTTTGCACTTGCAGTAGAGTTCATGGATGAGAAGTTCTTTTCAGTATGTCCGTATGTCTTAGACATATCTCTTTCAACTACATTACTAATGTTTGACATGTTTCTCTCTGTAGCGATTCCCATGTCGTTGAAGTTTCGTGTAGCAGAACTCGACATCAAGCCGGTGTCGTTAGTGACGCTTGCATTTGTTTTGCGGAATCTATCAGAAACTGTATTGCTAATATCATTTGAACTATGAGTGATTCCATCTCTTAATTCAGAGAAATTGCCCTTACCGATATCAGCAGCGTTTCTTGTTGTGCTTTCGATTGTGTCTTTACCCTTACCGAAGATGGAAGCAATCAAGTCGCCAATCCAACCAAAAGTATCTTGAAACCACTGTTTTACTTCGCCCCACTTCTTCTTCATGCCTTTGAAGATGTCACCGAATAGTTCTTCGCCAACTCCAGCCAATACACCACCCACAAAATCAATTGCAGATACTATTGCAGTAGCCAATAAGTGTAAAGCACTCTTACCAAGTTCTATCCAATCAACTTCCTTTAGCATTTCGCCAAACTCTGTTCCTAACTTGTTGCCAATGGCACTCCAGTCGTAACTATCGAGTACGTCTGCGATTTCATTTAAGAACCCTGTAATGGAACTAACTAGATTTGCAATAATAGCACTCCAATCAAGTGTGGTAATTAGTCCAAGTAGCATTTGTGGAATCATCAAGAAACCTTGAGCGATGGTTCTACCGACTTGATCCCAATCGATTTGATACATTGCTTCATTCAGGAAGTCACCGACTTTGCTACCGATGTTATCCCATCTAACTGTTTTCATAAAGTTGTAGGAAACAGTGAATACTGCGTCAATACCTTTGCCTACAGTTCTTCCCATTCCCTTCCAGTCGATTGCATTGATACCTTTATTGATACTTTCACCGATGAATATTCCAAGCCCTTTCCAGTCCTTGTTTGCGAACAATTCCTTGATACGACTTGCGAAGTCAGCAACTGGTCCATCGAACTCTGCTTGT